TTGCTTCTTTAATCTTTACTTCAACTGTGCCATAATCTTTGCTTTCTAATAAATCAGTACTGTCAAGTATTGCTTTTTCTAATGCCTTATGTCTGCAGAATGTTTCAAACTCATCCATAAACCATTCCACGTGTCTTGCGTTGAACTCTTCCACTTTCTCTAGTTTTATATCTGCAGATGCTTCTATTTGCTCAATAGTAGGCATACTGTTATATTCTTGAACGTGTTCTTTGATAAAACTAACAGCATTTCTAAACTGCCTATCAAACATATAAGGTTGTACAATACTGTTTACCCTTGCAATAATATCGTTATCCGATACCATAAAACGTAAAAACAGTTCTTGCATATCTTCGTTGTAATTCATCATAACATTTTACTCTGTACTTCTATTTTAATTTTATTAGATATACTATGTTTAATTATGCTATCTAATGTCAAAAGTTTGCCATATTTGAGTACGGCATCGCCTACGTCTTTGCAATCATTGTGCCAAGGTGGAAAACTTACTTCCCATCCTACATCAGCAACTGCTCTAATCAGTTCTTTACCTGGAGCATCTCTGTCCGGACAAAGAATTACTCTTTTCTTCAAAGAGTTTATTTGATTTATCTGTTGTTCGTTTATAGTATTCCCCAAACAACTTATACCATTTATCAACATTGCATCAAATACACCTTCCATCAATATAATAGTTTTTGTATCTGCGAACACGTGATTGTCTAAACCAAACACATAACCAGGTTGACTGTTCATCAAATACTTTGGTGTTTCTTTGTTAGGTGGATTTATATGCCTAGCAGTATAGCCAACTAACTCTTGATTATACACAAACGGCACAATTACTCTGTTCTTAAATTGCAATTGATTGCTGTAGTATAACTTATGCTTGTCTATTTGCCTGTTTACTGCATACTCATAAACTGCTGTGGCATCAGGTGGACTTGTTTCATCTAGTTCCATCCAATGCTCTGGCATCTCTACCTTCTTAAACTTTTCAAACTTTATTTCAAAACTATCTTCTATGTCATCGAATATGTCTTTATGCCTCATTAGATTAAACACAACTTCCTTAACAGTTTTATCTGTTGTACCTAATCTATTAGATAATTCTCTAAACTTTTTACCTATTCTTGGTGTTGGTGCCCAACCTGTAGTGTACCCACAGTTAAAACAGTTGTAACTTATCTTAGCACCACTAGTGATTACACCTGCTCTGCCTCTAGTGTCATTGCACATAGGACAATCAAACGTATTCCACCCACTAGGTGTACGTTTAGTTTTAGCCGGCATATAATCCAATACTAGTTTGTGTACCGATGTAACTAATTCAGATAATTCCATACTGTAATTATACTAGAAGTAAAAGAGAATGTCAAGTACTAGTTTCTAAGTAAAACTTGTTCTACTGTACCTGCGTTGGTGCTGTTTGGACTATATTGAAATCTTATACTGTTATAGTTACCTGTAAAGTTGTACGGCAAGGGGCCTGTCGCACTCGTAAGAGGTATTCTAAAAATTTGTGTACCCAAAGGATCAATACCAAACCATTTAGCATCATCTGAAGATGCTACTAAGTCATTGTTACCTTGAACATAAATGTTGCCTGAGAAGTTAGTGCAATAAACAGCAAGTGTGTGCCTAGCACCTCTAAAGTTCTTACGTGAGTTGCCATCTAATGAACTGCTCTGGAAAGTGTTTGCAGTATCTCCGTCATTTATATTAGTTACTTGCAACCAAGTATTGGCAGTTTGGGTAGCCGCTGGTACTTTAAGAGCATCGTCTCTAACTATAACAGTTATACCTAACTTGTTGTTCTTGTCTGCATATATTGGTGTTTTAGAACCATTTGAATCCAACTGTGATATAATAAGTTTGTAATTACCAACTGCTAAATCATTTAAATCATCTTCTGTTAAAGTTAGTTTTGCACTACCTTTATCAAGTTCTGCTATTAAGAATTTTGTTAAAACACGTTCTGCATTTTCAAAACTAATTAGTTCAGCCTGAAATTCGCTGTTTTTAACATTCTGCAACTTTCTATCTTTGTTTCTAACATCAAAGAAGTAATCGTTATCCATTCCTTGGTATGCTATAATTTCTGTTCTATTCATAGATGAGTTTTCCAAATAGGAGAAACTGTCTCCTATAACTATATTTATCGCAGAGTTGTTATATTTGTATAAAGTATAATTTGACATATTCTATTCCTGTACTACTATTTATTTAAAAAGCATAAATAAAAACAATGCCTGATAGCAAACAAACATTTAATCAACAAGAGATTGAAGAAAACTATCCTTTTCTTACCTGTGTCAACTATGGTGGGAAAGACTACCTTGGTATAGTTACCAATCGAGATAAAACTTTTTTAAGTATGTTCGATATGGATTTGATATCTAATCCTGCAAACACAAAAAGATTTGTAGAACTAGGTGAGAACTGGTGGTGGGAAAGTAATAGGCAAATACCAATAGATGTATTTTTATTCCAAGAACTTATTCCGTTTAGATATGCCATACGAACTTTTGAAAACAAACACATAGAAGTAAAGTTTGGACCTGTAACAGAAATTAATAATTTGGTTAAGAAACGTATTAAAAGACGTACAATAACTTTAGTAAAGAACGTTCCGTCTAAAGACTCTCAATAATTTTATTCAACTGCACCACAATACTCACAGCATAACTCAATGCGTGGCTTCTCTTAAAGAAGTAATCCTCTGTCTTTTCCCATACTTCTTTTTCAATTACTTCCCAAGTATGACCTACTAGATGCCTTTTGCCAGGTCTAATCATTGCAAGTATCATTGCCAACTGCTCTATACTCTTGGGAGGATGTTGTTCTATAATAGCAAAATGATTACTGATGTGTGCTAGTTGCTCAACTATTTCCTTGTGTTCAAACAAACTCCAGTTGACTTCTGTCTCTAATAGTTTATCTAAGTGAGTCTCATTCTCGATACCGTTGTATATTCCGTTGTTTAGTAAATCTATTTTAAAATAACCTCGTTCTTCTGCTTCATCATAAGGTATGGTTGAAATGTTTTGTATTGGATACTTTGGTATGTTTTGTAAATACACACCTGAGTTGTGTTTGGTTAAGTCGCCATCTTTTTCTTGACTGGCATTTATATACCTAGGCAACTTATCCAGCAACAAATCTCTATTTGCTAAATCAATATCTACATCAAAATCTAGTTTCATATGTTTGCCTGTTCGCCTATTTCTTGTACTGTTTGCACTTCTTCTGGATTCTTTCTAAATAAGTCTCTCCAAAATACAGGATCTGCTATATCTTTTATCATATCAATTTGTTCTTTATTAAACTTAGTCCAAAGTCCTTGTCCACTCTCAGTTAAAAACATTAACCAAGGAGATATCTTTCCTGCTTTAATATGAAATACTGCAAGTGGAGTAGTTACTTGCTTGAAGTAATTTTGTAAATCTGTATTATGTTCTTTACCCCATTCTGTCATTGTTAAAATTGTGCGTTCAATTGCCTTTAGAGCAGGCTCTTTTTTAACGTATTGATTCAAGTACTTTGTATATGTTGTATCAGATGTCCACAGTTTTAATTTTACACTATTCTTAATGCAATATTCTGTATACTTCTCAGGGTGTAGTAAATCTTCTTTTGCAAGTTTTCTACCATACTTAACAAATGACATATAGTATTGACTGTTGGCAAAGTCATCAAATGTTTTAATTTTAGTAGCATTGGTAGATAATTCATAAAACATTTGAAATGCTCTAAGTCCTAATCTCACGTGGGTTAAATCTTTTTCTGTGAACCTTTGTTTCTTAGGACACATATGAACGGCAAGAGTGCGTTCACTAGCAAAAGACTTACCACAATACTTACACTTCATTTTAAAATTTCTTTAATTTCTTTATCATCATATCCATAACCAACCAAGAAGTCTTTTATTTCTTCTTTAGTTGACAACCCAATAAACAGTTCTAATTCATCTGTTTTAGTATTTGGAAATAGTTTTCCAAATTCTTCCATTATTTTATTTTTCTTTCTTTTAGATGTAGGAGCCTTTACATAAGGATGCCACATCTTTCTACCTGAGCCTGCTAAACATAAACATTTCCAAACTAACTCAGGGTGCCTACTTGAACCTGCGGCACTCCAATTATGATTAACACAATCATTTACCATTGTGAGATAATGCGAATCATATGGTTGCCCTTGT